CAAACTTTTTCAACATTATACCTGGTAATGGAACCGTAGCTATCCTCTTATATGGAGAGGTCGGTAATGGTCAGCCTGTAGACAGTGGACGAGTAGTCAGTGAGCTACTTGCCTTGCAAAGTCAGTATGATAAGATTGATGTACGCATCAATAGCAATGGTGGTGATGTTTTTAGCGGAATAGCCATTTACAATGCTCTTCGCACTTCAACGGCAGACATTAATATATATGTTGATGGTGTTGCTGCCAGCATTGCTGCTATTATTGCTCTCTGTGGTAAGCCACTCTATATGAGTCCGTATGCTAAACTTATGCTTCATAGCGTAAGTGGAGGTACGTGTGGCAATGCTTCAGACCTGCGCAGAATGGCTACAGTAATGGAGGAACTGGAACATAACCTTGCAGGTATGATTGCTGCGCGTTGCGGAATGAGCGCAGAAGATGTATCAGCAAAATTCTTTGACGAGGTCGATCACTGGATAAGTGCACAAGAAGCAGTTGAAATGAAACTTGCAGATGGAGTGTATGATATGCAGGATGACGGAGGTCCAGCACCAACAACTCATGAGGAGATATATCAATATTTCAATAATAGGTTGACAAATCAACCAAAAAACTATCAAAACATGGCATTAATAGACCAATTAAAGAGCATCCCATCATTTAGCAATATCAATGATGAGGCTGCAATTGTGAACAAAGTCAGAGAGTTGGCAAACAAGGCAACCAAGGTAGATGCTCTTGAAACAGCCAATGCTGAGTACAAACAGCAGCTTCAGTTATCTGAAGCAAAGGAACAGGAGGCTATCATTGATCAGGCGATTAGCGAAGGTCGTATTACCGCAGAACAGAAGGCACACTATGTTAAGCTTATGGCTGCAGACCGTACTACTACAGAAGAACTCTTGAACAGCATCAAGCAGATGCCTAAGCCTCGTGCTGCTTCGTACATCAATCCAGATGGTACTGGTGGTGATAGTTTTACCAATAAGACTTGGGACGAACTTGACAAGGCTGGACGTCTTGGTGACTTGAAGAGTCAGAACAAGGACCTTTTTGCAGCCAAGTTCAAGGAGAAGTTCGGTGTAGACTACCGCGAGTAAGAAATACAATACAAATTTAAAAGATAAGAAACTATGGCATTAAACAAAGAAATCTGGCAGTCAGACATTGTTGAGAACTTCTATCCTGACAATTCCTTTGCTTCTAAGAGTGTTGACGACTCTGTGTTTGTTGAGAACCACAAGGTACACATTCCTAACGCTGGTGCTCCTTCAAACGTAGAGAGGAGCCGCACTCAGAAGCCTGCTACAAGCAAGCAACGTACTGACAACGATCTTGAGTACGATATGGACGAGCTGACAACTGACCCAGTGTACATTCCAAATATCGACATGGTGGAGCTCAGCTATAACAAGCGTAACTCTATCTTGAGCAATGACCGCGCTCAGTTGCAGGAGGCTGCTCATCTCAATTTGCTTGATCGTTGGGGTCAGGGTGTTGATACTAAAAACATCATCAGTACGTCAGGTACAAGCAAAACCACAGCTCATACATCGTCTGTTGCTACAGGTATGCGTAAGTCTATCTGTAAGGCAGATGTTCGTAAGCTTATGACTGCTATGGATGCAGACAATGTTCCAGAGCAGGGACGTTACCTCTTGCTTGATGCATTTATGTATGCTGACTTGTTAGCAGACCTTGCTGAAAAGGATCAGTTTATGTTCCTTAACTCTGCAGATCAGCAGAAGGGTATCCTTGGAAACCTCTATGGCTTCAACATCATGAAGAGAAGTCGAGTTCTTCGCCTTAATAACGGCACAAATAAGGTGCTTGGCTGGGATAAGCAGGGCGAAGCAGATGAACTTGCAGCAGCTCTTGCTTGGCACGAGAATTCTGTCAGCCGTGCTATGGGTGAGGTCAAGATGTTTGACTCAACAGATAACCCTCTGTACTATGGTGACATCTACTCTTTCTTGCTCCGTACTGGTGGCTGTGTACGTCGTTATGACAAGAAAGGTGTCTACCTTCTCGCAGAATCTAAAACCGTTTAACTTTTGAGTTATGTTACCGAGAATTAGAATCAGATATATGAATGGCCTGTTGGGCACCGTCGGGGAAAGTCCCGACGGCTTGTTCGCCTTGGTGTGTAGTGCGACTGCTGTCAATGACTCGTTCGCTCTGGAACGTGCTTATACTATTCAGAGTGTAGACAGTTTGACAGCACTTGGCATCACTGCAGCGAATAACGCCAGACTTTACAAGCATATCTCAGACTTCTATACAGAAGCAGAGAATGGAACAAAGCTGGTGATCTTCGGAGTTGACAAGGCTAAGACCATGACAGAACTCTGCGACCGCCAGACTGGAGCAGTAAAGAAGCTTATTGTTAGTCAGAATGGAGCATTGCGTGGAATCTTCGTAGCACGTGACAATGCAACAAAAGTATCTGCTACAGATGGCTTGGATGCAGACGTGTTCACCGCATTAGCAAAGGCACAACAGATGGCTGAATGGTCAACAACTGACCTGTATGCTCCATTGTTCTTTATCTTGGAAGGACGTGGTTATACAGGTACAACGCTGAAAGACCTTAGCAACGAAACGTACAATCGTGTCGGTGTTCTGTTGAGTGACACGGAAGTTGACTCACAGGGTGCATGTGTTGGAACTTTAGCAGGTCGCTTAGCAAGCCTTCCTGTACAGCGTAATATTGGTCGTGTCAAGAATGGAGCATTGAAAACAACTCTGCTCTATGTTGGCAAGAAGAAGGTAGAAGAGGATAGCGAAGTTATCTCTTCTATTCACGATAAGGGTTATATCACAGCACGAAAGTATGTTGGACGCAGTGGTTACTTCTTTGCCGACGACCGACTGGCGTGTGTTGAGACTGATGATTATGCTCATCTGTCAAACCGCCGTGTCATTGATAAGGCTTATCGTATTGCCTATAACACACTGTTGGATATGATGCTGGATGAGTTGGAAATCAATTCCGACGGCACAATGCAGACAGGGGTTATTACAAGCTGGCAGCAGACAGTAGAGAACGCTATTAATCGTTCTATGACCGCTGCAGGAGAATTGAGTGCCGGTAATAACGGCGAAGGTTGTTCTTGTTACATAGATCCAAAACAGAATGTGGTTGCGACTTCAAAGGTTGAAATGACATTAAAGGTTCGTCCATTCGGTTATGCTCGCTATGTTGATGTCAACCTTGGTTTCCAAGTAACAACAGTATAGACATGGTAAATACTAAAGAATACGGCTGGTCAGATGTGACCGTAGTTGTTGCAGGTAGGCCTGTAACTGGAATTCGAGGCGTGAAATATGGCTCGAAGCAAGAGAAGGAACTGCTGTATGCTAAGGGCAACAAGCCTCACGGTATTCAGCATGGCAATATAGATTACAGTGGTGAACTGACATTACTGCAGAGTGAGTACCAAGCTTTGAAGAGTGCTGCTTTAGGCAATCTCCTCAATATGAGCTTTGATATCGTTGTGGCTTACGGAAATCCTGAAAACGGTGATCCTATCACAACAGACATTCTCAAAGGTGTGGAGTTGACAGAAGATCAGACAGAATGGAAGCAAGGTGACAAGTTTCAAGAAAAGTCTCTGCCATTCATCTACATTGACCAGAAGAGTTATTAACAATCAAATATTGAAAATATGAATTATTCAAAAGAAGATATCAATAAGTGGAAAGCCACACACGGTGATTTGTTTGAAATCAGCGTAGAGGGCAAGTCTTGTGTGTTGCATAAGCCTACACGTCAAGACCTGAGCTATGCCAGCGTAATTAAAGACCCTATCAAGATGAGCGAGGTCATGTTGAAGCAACTCTGGGTTGCTGGTGATGAGGAAATCAAAACCGATGATGAACTCTTCATGGCAGTAGTTGCCAAGATGGATGAGGTCTTGAAGGTAAAGGAGGCTGAGATAAAAAAACTTTAGAGGAGGCCGGGGTTGATGACTTTGACAACGCCCAGGATATTATCTTCATAGATACAATGCTGCGCTACTATCTAAGCATTGACCCTGAACTCCTGCCAGACGAGAAATGGGCATCAACACTCAGCGCACTCAAAGAGATTAGAAAAATAGAAAAAGACTCTAATGGACAGCGTACTTAAGTTTTTAATCAAACTACAAGCAGATAGTGGTAATGTTCTGACGGTTGCTCGTCAGACATCCACTCAGCTGGACGATATATCACGTAAGGCACGTACTACAGGTGCACGCCTGCGTGAGGCTTTTTCTTTTTCGACACTCAAGAGTTCGCTGATGTCCATTCCTGGAATGGAACTCCTTACCAACCCTTATGCCCTTGTTGCTGGTGCTGTTGGTGCTATTACTAAGATAGGTGCAGAAGCAGAACAAACAGCCGTTGCCTTTACAACCTTAGTAGGAAGTGAGACAAAAGCTAAGGGAATGCTTTCTGAAATTGCCAAGTTTGCAGCTGAATCACCTTTTGGTAAGTTAGACTTGACTGAGAATGCAAAGACTATGCTTAACTTCGGAGTGGAGACAGGAAAAGTTCTACCACTTCTTAAACAGTTAGGAGATATCTCTGGAGGAAATAAGCAAGCTCTGCAAAGTTTGTCATTAGTGCTTGGTCAGGTGTCAGCAGCTGGTAAGTTGGCTGGACAGGACAACCTTCAGTTTATCAATGCTGGATTTAATCCGCTTCAGGAACTTGCAAAGATGACAGGTGAATCTTATGCAAAGTTACAGGATAGAATGTCGAAGGGGCAAATCACCTTTGAAAATGTTGTGCAGGCAATTCAACACGCTTCTGGAGAAGGTGGAAAGTTTTTCAGTATGATGGATAAGCAGTCTCAGACAGTCGCAGGTAAATTTGCTACGCTACAAGACACGTTTATTCAATTAGCCGTTGATATTTATAACAAGATTCAACCTTACGTATCTCAAGCTCTTGATCTCTTTATAGGTATAGTTCCTGTTATTGCTGAAGCAATAGCAAAAGTTATCAATGTGATAGAGAGTGTTATAGGATTTGTATCACGGTTTAAGATGGAGATATTGGCTCTGTCGTCTGTCATAGGTGTTGCTGCAATAGTCTTTAATGCACAGGCAATAGCGATGTCAGCTTATGCAGCTGCTATCGGTGTTGTGACAACTGTAACGAGGATATGGACTGGCGTTCAATGGTTGCTCAATGCTGCGATGGATGCAAACCCTATCGGACTTATTATCATAGGTATCGCTGCTTTAGTCGCAGCAGTTGTCTATTGTTGGAATAAGTTTGCTGGATTTCGTGCTTTTATCCTGACAATGTGGGATACATTAAAGGGGTTTGGTAATATCATCAAAGACTATATCATCAATCGCTTCAACGAGATGCTTGCAGGACTTGGCAAGCTTGGTGAAGCCTTAAAGAAACTATTCTCTGGAGACTTTCAAGGAGCAGCAGCCTCTGCGATGGAAGGATTTAAGAAGTTGTCTGGAGTTGAGAGTACTGCCAAGGCTATCAATGGAACCAAACAGCTTGTGAGTGGTGTTGGAGGGAATTTTCAGACACACCTTCGACAAGAACAGCAGAAGGACAAAAAGACATCTTCTGCTAAGAAAGAGAATAAGATAAGTACCCCTGGATTAAGTGGTAGCACAGGTGCTGTCGTTTTTGGAGAAGGTGAAAGCAAAGGCAAGAAGGGAAAGAAAGGTAAAAAGGGTGGTAAGAAAGGTGGTCGCAAGTCAGCCGAGGAACTTGCTACTGGTGGTACTCGCAACACTTCCATCACTATGCACATCGGAAAATTCTTCGATAATATCAATGTTTATATGAACGATAAGACTGACACTGCGGAACTTGAGCGAACTATTCTGCAAAGTATGAACCGAGCGTTAGCTATAGCAGCAAGTACAGACAGATGAACAAGATAGCACGATTTGCACTCGAAAACATAGCTCTGAGAGTTACAGGCAACAAGATTCCACCTTACTGGCTGTTCAATGTGAATAAGCTTAGAGAGGTGGACGAAGAGGAATATAATGAAATCAAGTCAATGAGTGATGAGGAGTTGGAAGATACTGTTCGCACTAATGCACTTGGTATACCAATGCAACTACCTCTTCGTCTACGTCTTGAAGAAAGTGGTGCGAAGGAGTGGTTGTTGCCGATTGAGCCAATGATTAGTCTGCAAGGTCAGAATATCATTGTGCGGCGACACGTTAACAAAGGTGCTGTAAAAGGAAGCATTAAGGAGCGGTGGTCACAAGATGATTATACTATCAGTATAGAAGGTATCCTTATCGGTGAAAATGGTAAATATCCTGAGGAAGACGTAAGCCGTTTACGCTCATTCTGTGAAGCTGGACGAGTGACAGCGTTAAACCCTTTGCTGGAAATATTCGGTATATCACATCTTGTCATTGAAAGCTGGGAGATTCCTTTCACAAGTGGCTCTTCTAATCAGAACTATTCACTAAAGGCATATAGTGATGACATATATAAACTTCTTTTAAATCAGCAGGACTTAAAACGATAGGCTTATGTACACAATGGCTTACGACATAGAGATAGGAGGCTGGCACATTGGAATGCTTGACAGTGTTGAGGTGCATCGAAGTGTTGAATTACTTGCTGATACGGCAACTATAACATTACCAGGTGCGCAGTATAATGTAGCCTTGGATGTTGAAGACAAACTTCACAGAGGTGATAAGGTTATTATTCGCTTTGGATATAAGGAAGAAGGCTTAAAGGAGGAGTTCACTGGCTGGCTGCAACAAATCAGTACAGATGGTGGCAATATTAAGCTGACTTGTGAGGATGATCTGTACACCTTTCGTAAGGAACTCAAAAACGAAGTACTGAAGAAAGTTTCACTTGCTGATCTTCTTAAGAAGGTGGTGCAGGGAATTGGGAAGAACTACTCTATTCAATGCTCTTACAGCTGGACCTATGCTAAGTTTGTCATTCACAATGCTACTGGATATGATGTGCTTAAGAAGGTGCAGGAGGAATGTGGTGCAGATATATATCTTTCTAATGGTGTTTTACACGTACATCCCCCAGGTGAGGTTGTCGGGGTGAACCGCTTTTATAACTTTGCGCTGAATGTGGAGGCGGTTAATCTGACCTATCGACAAGCAGCTGATCGCAAGGTTCGTGTAGTGGTTAAAGCTCTTCTTCCTGACGGAACAGTAAAAGAGGTAGAGGTCGGAGCTACTGGTGGTGAGAAGGTAGAAATAAAATGTCCTACTTCTGATGCTGCAAGTATGAAACTTCGTGGCGAACTTGAAGTTAAACGTCGTAGTTTCGACGGCTATGACGGAAGTATCACAACTTGGCTCATACCTGAATGTGTTCCTGGCGATATGGCGTGGCTTTATGATGCGGATTATCCACGTAAGGATGGCTGCTACTTTGTAAGGGCAGTAACAACAACTTTCAGTAGAGACGGTGGTAAACGAAAAATAGAACTTGGATTCAGATTAAGCTAAGGATATGGATCAATATAAGGAATTAAGAGAAAGGTTGCGAGGTGTAGCACCACAACAGGAGATGACTGTACTACAAGGTATCGTTAAGAGCGTAAGCGGTAGTACTTGTGACGTGGAAATTGGAAGCCTTCTCGTACCAGATGTTCGCCTTCGTGCATCTGAAACAGATGATAATGGAGAGATGCTGATAGTTCCTAAAGTCGGTACTGCTGTCATCATTGGGAGTCTGTCAGGAGACTACTCAAGCCTTGTCGTCTTAGCTGTGGATCATGTTGAATCTATAACGATAAATGGAGGTAAGCTTGGAGGACTGGTTAATATTGAGGATTTAACCAAGAGACTTAATGAACTGGTTAAAGCTGTCAATAGCCATACACACCAGGGTACTCATGGTCCAACAGGTCCACCTCTGACTAAGGCGCAGGAGTTTAAGAAAACTGATTATGAAGACGTAACTATCAAACATTGATATGAAAGGTATTACATTGATAGACTATGAAGTAGTTATACAACCGTATCGAGGACCAGACGGAAAGATTATTTCTGGTCTGGTTATCGGTGACACGCTGCATCAGAATCAGGCTTTGATTCTTCACTTACATAAGGGAGAGTTGAAAGAACGACCGATGACAGGCTGTGGTATCAGTGATATGCTGCTTGACAATGATCCTATTTATTGGAGAACGCTCATCAGAGAGCAGCTGGAGATGGACAGACAAACTGTGACTAATATAAAAATAACAACCAAAAGCATCGAAATAGATGCACAATATTAAACTTAAGC